ACAAGGATGTTAAGAACTTCTTAATGGGCCGGTTCCAAGTAGAAGTATTTAACGAAGAGCAAGCGAGAGCCGCTGCATTCGCTCTAAGAGATCTCACTGATAGATTCCTCGGAAGAGAGGTTTCAGAAGCCTCTGCAAGGGTTATGGACACTCTTGGGAGAGAATCTGCTAGTCTAGCTGAAGTCATACAACAAGGTGGTAAGTTTGTTGATGATGATCGTGTTATGGATCTAATCATTGATAAGATGCAATTCCTAATGGATGAGTATGGTCTTAATAAGTATATATCAGGTTGGCAGTTAAGAAATAAAAACTGGTTTGATCAAGTACCTCCTAAAGAATTAGATACTGTTATTGAACAGTTAACTAAAGAATTCACATCTGCAGAGAACGCTATTCATGCTAAGAATATGCGATTTACTCAGACTTTAAAAGAGATAAAGAAAACAAAACCTTATGCCTTGAGACCACTAGTTGATGCATTTGCTCATACTAATGGCGATGTAGATAGCATGGCTAAACTCATGAAGTGGGCAGGAGCACAAGTCACTCCTACGGGAATGATTAAAAGTCCTGATCCAAAAGAATTGAACCTATTTACTAGAGGTGCTTGGAGTGTTGTTTATAATAATGTCTTGTCTGGTTTATCTGCATTCAGAGCTGCACTAGGTAATACTTCTCAACTAACTCTAAAACCTATTACAGCTGTATTAGGTCATGGATTCTGGGGACCAGCTGATTCATTTGAAGGGTTAAAAAGAACCTTCTACTATAATGGAGCAGTCTTTGAAACTAATCGACGGGCATTAAGTGATGCTTTCGAGATGATGAAGAGGACTCATCAAAATCCTGAAACTATGGCTAAAGCCTATAGAAAAGATTTTATTTTTCAATCTGATAAACGTTGGAAAATAATGGATGATATGGCTGAAGTATGGGAAAAAGAAGGTAATTATGGTAAGTTACTTCAATATAATTTAGCTAAAGGCTTAAAAGAAATGGGTAGAATGAAAGCATTACGTTATGGAATGACTGGAATGGTCTTCCCTGATGTATTTACTTCTACACATTTAGCTCATTACTTATCTAGAGTAAGAGCTTATGATGATGTCTTTAGTGAATTTGGTTTTGCTGACTGGAAGAAAATAAACTTAGCAGAAGTTAAACATTATAAAGAAATGTTTGACCCTAATGGACTACCAAAAGATAAAGTACTACAATCTATAACAGGTGAAGTAGCATTGAATTTAGATGATGGTTTAGCTAATTGGATTAATAAAGGTACTACTGCTTATCCAATAGCAAAATTCGCAATGATGTTCCCTAGAACTTCTAGTAACTACATTAAGAATTCATTATCTTGGACACCTATCAGCATGATTCCTGGTATAAATAAATATAGTAAAACTATTTATGCTAATACTGATGATGATATAGCTGCCGCTTTGTTAGAACATGGTATAGATATGGCATCTACTCCTAATGCTAAAGTTATATGGGAGAACCTAAGAGCAGAATATACTGGTCGTTTAATGTTTAGTGGGCTACTAGCTGGTACACTATGGCAATATTCTATGGGTGGTAACATCAGAGGTAATGGTCACTACAACGCATCTCGTAGAAAGAAAGAACGAGATGAAATGGGTTACGATCCAAAGACCATTAATATAGCTGGTAAGTGGTTTAACTATAAAGGTATTATAGGCGTAGAACAAGTACTAAGTATACTAGGTGATATGTCTTATTATGCTAGTGATATGGATCAAGCTTTACTTGAAGATTGGCAAGCTAAATTAACATGGACAATTGCTGCTACTTTCTTAAATGAAACCCCCTTACAGGGATTAGAACCTATAATTGCTGCTACTAATGGAGATATATCTGGATGGAATCGTTTGATTTCTAATTCTAGTAGAGCTATGTTACCTCTATCAGGAGGTGCTGGTGTTGTAGCTAATGCTATTGATAGTGCTCAAAAAGATTTAAGTGGTAGTATTACAGATTATATTAAGAATAGATTACCAGGTTTCAAAGGTACTTTAGCTAATAGAGTAGATATATGGACTGGTGATATTATCAATGATATAGACAATCCCTGGTTAAAAGCACTCAACGCACTAAGCCCTGTACAAGTAAGTGGTGGGGCAGAGCCTTGGAGAGTATGGTTACAACAGATTGGTTATGATGGTCAAAATCTACTAACTAGACATTCTGATGGTTATGAGTATAGTGAAACAGAAAGAGAAGACATACATAAACTAATAGGTGATCAAAAGTTGTACAAAGAACTAGAAAGACTTATGAAGTCTACTAGATATAAAAAAGAACTTAAGTTACTAAAACTACATAGATCTAGCAATGCAGATGTTCAAGCCGAAAGATTGAAGTTAAAAACTTCTCTACTACCAGTTCATCAAGAAATTGATAATATACTGAAGCGAGCTAAAGCAAAAGCAGAATTCGTATTAGAATCTAGAGATGATTTACAACATATCAATAGATTTAATAATGCACAAGAATTAATAAATAAAAAAATGCAGCAAGGTGATGTAGAGGGTGCTGCAGATATACAGAAACAAGCAACTGAATTAATTTCAATTCCAAAATAATAAACTATGGCTGTTACAGAGTCCACACATACAGGAAATAATAGCACCACCCAGTTTCCTTTCACATTTCCATATTTAAAATCGACAGACATCGAAGTACAAGTAGATGCTACTGTCAAGACTGTTGGTACAGATTGGTTCTTAGCCAATGCTACTACAGTACAATTTAATACTGCTCCAACAACTGGAGAAAAAATAAAAATACTAAGACAGACTAATGTAGATAATTTAACAGCAACTTTTTATGCTGGATCTTCTATTAAATCTGAAGATCTAAACGATAACTACACTCAAAACTTATATAAGACACAAGAAGTAGGTAATAGGTATTTCAGTAATACTGGTGGTACTATGAACGGCGACCTTACCATGGGTGAGGATGCTGTTATTGTATTTGAAGGTGCAACAGATGATGCACATGAAACTACTCTTACTGTAGCTGACCCTACAGCTGACCGTACTATTACCTTTCCTAATGTCACAGGAACTATAGTTACAACAGGTGATACTGGTACTGTAACAAGTACTATGCTTACTGATGCTACTATTGTAGATGCTGATATAAATGCTTCAGCTGAAATAACAGTTAGTAAATTAAAGGATGGTGCAGCAAGACAAGTTCTACAAACTGATTCTGGAGGTACAGGAGTTGAATGGACTGATAATTTAGATCTTCCTGGTACATTAGATGTTACAGGAGCCACTACATTAGATGGTACATTAAACGTTACAGGTGCTTCAACTCATGCAACAGTTGATATCAATGGTGGTGCTATAGATGGCACTACTATTGGAGCTAATTCTGCTGCAGCTGGTACATTTACAAATGGTACAATAACTACAGCTGATATCAATGGAGGTAATATTGATGGCACTGTCATTGGTGCATCTTCTACAGCAGCTGGTTCGTTTACAACTGTTAATGCTTCTAGCACAATAACTGGTAATGTAACTGGTAATGTAACTGGTAATGCAGATACAGCTACAGATTTAGCAGCTGCTACTAAGATAACTAATAGTGAACAGGCTGCACATACAGCAAATGATACTACATATTTCACTACATCAGCGTCAGATGCTAGATACTTTAATATAAGTTCTGGTGATACAATTAAAGATGGGGTTACATTCCCTGATAATGATACAACTATTGCTACAACAGCAGCTATCAATGATAGGATTATTGACTTAGTTGATGATGTTGGTGGTTTCTGGCCAATAGCAAATGAAACAAGTTTCCCTACTGCTAATCCTGATGTTAATAATGGTACTGGTACTCTTGTTAGTATTAAAGAATTCGCAGCATCACACACACCCTCTAGTGGTTCCGTTACCATCGCGAACGGTGCTGGATCAGGAAATACGGTTACCATTACCGGTTGCGGTAGTACTGTATTAGCCGCTGGATTTGGTGGTATAGTTGAAACAACAAGTACTTTACATACATATACATTCCATAGATTAACTCCTAAAGCAACAGAAGTTACAACAGTTGCAGGTATATCCGGCAATGTAACTACGGTAGCTGGTATATCTGGTAATGTAACTACAGTTGCAGGTATAGCTAGTAATGTAACGTCTGTAGCTGGTAATGCTACAAACATTAATACAGTAGCTGCTAATAATACAAATGTAACTACAGTTGGTACTAATATAGCAGATGTTAATAATTTTGCAGATTTATATCAAATATCAACCTCAGCTCCTTCTAATGATGGAGGCGGTAATGCATTAGCTAGTGGTGATTTATGGTTTGACTCATCATCTAATAAATCACTAAAAGTACATAATGGTACGGCTTTCCAAGCTGTTAGTCCTACTCAATCAGTCCTTACAGACATAGCTATTGTATCAGGTAATATAACTTATGCAGAAGATTTAGGTCTTATAGTTGATGCTTTAGAAACAGGTACTGGTAATAGTATACCTACTGTTGCTAGTGCTATAACTAATGTAAATACAGTAGCAACTAATATAGCTAATGTTAACGCTGTTGCAGCTGACGCTACTGACATAGGAGCTGTTGCAGGTAAAGCTACGGAGATTGGTCTTCTAGGTACATCTGCTGCAGTAGCAGATATGGCTATACTTGGTACGGCTGATGTAGTTGCTGATATGAATACGCTAGCTACAGCAGATGTAGTAGCTGATTTAAATACATTAGGAACAGCTGATGTTGTAGCTGATTTAAATACTCTTGGTACAGCAGATGTTGTAACAGACATGAATACCTTAGGTACTGCTGATTGCGTATCAGATATGAATACTCTAGGTACTGCAACTAATGTTACTAACATGAATACCTTAGCTGGTATTTCTTCTAACATTACAACAGTAGCTGGTATAAGTGCTAATGTAACAACAGTAGCAGGTGTAAGTGCTAATGTAACAACAGTAGCAGGTTCTATTGCTGATGTAAACCGTTATGCAAATGAATATAAAATAGCTGGTTCTGCACCTGGTAGTCCATCTTCAGGAGATCTATGGTATGATGGTACAAATAATGTATTAAAATATCGTGATAGTAGTGCATGGGTTGGTATATCACCAGGTATAGCTTCTGTTAGTGATGACACAAGTCCTACATTAGGAGGAAATTTAGATGCTGATAGTAATAATATATCAAATGGCGGTACTTTTACAGCATCATCATTTGTTGGCGCATTAACTGGTACAGCTACTGGTTTATCAGGCTCACCTAATATCTCTGTTGGAACAATCAGTGGTACAAACTTACAAATCGACTTCGGATCTATAGCATAATGGCAAAATTATTAAAACTAAGACGTGGTACAACTACGCAACATGGTAGCTTTACTGGAGCCGAAGGTGAAGTTACTATCGATACCGATAAGGAATCCCTTGTCGTACATGATGGCTCAACTGCTGGTGGTTTTCCAATTGCTAGGGCAGACGGTGCAGGTGTAACTAATTTCACTATTACTGGTGAATTAGATGCAGCTACTTTAGACATATCAGGTAATGCTGATATTGATGGTACATTAGAAGCAGATGCATATACAGTTAACGGTACAGCCTTAGATACACATATTGCAGGTGTAACAGTAACTAATGCAACAAATTCAGCCCATGTATTAGTAACAGATAATGAGAGTACTAATGAAGAGAATTTAATTACATTTGTAGAAGATGCTGCTACTTCAACAGGTAATGTTGGCCTAGAAATGGACGGGGATTTTAAGTATAACCCAAGTACAGGTACAGTAACTGCTACGACATTTGCAGGTAATGTAACAGGTAATGTAACAGGTAATGTAACAGGTAATACATCAGGGACAGCGGCTACTGTAACAGGAGCAGCCCAATCAGCTATTACTTCAGTAGGTACATTAACTGGACTTACTGTTGCAGGTGGTGAAGGAGCTAGTGGTGTTATAGGTTTATATGCTGATGAAGGTGATGATAATGCCGATAAGTTTCAATGGTTAGTAGATACATCTGGAGATATGAAATGGCAAGCTTATTCTGGAGGTTCTTGGCAAGATGAATTGACTTTATCTAATGCTGGTAACTTAACTGCTACTGGTAACGTAACTGCTTATTCTGATGCTAGACTAAAAACAGATATCAAAACAATTGATAACGCTCTCGATAAAGTAACTAAACTTAGAGGTGTATCATATAAAAAACTAGATACACAAGCACAAGAAATCGGTGTTATTGCTCAGGAAGTTCAAAATGTAGTTCCTGAAGTAGTGCATGATGGTGCATATCTATCAGTTGCTTATGGTAACTTAGTGGGTCTTCTTATTGAAGCAGTGAAAGAACTGAAAACAGAATTAGACACACATAAGAAAAAATGTCCTGCTGATGGAGGTGAATAATGGCTTGTCCTGCAAGTGGAACTATTACAATACAAGATATTGTTGATGAGTTTGGTGGGTCAGGCCCACACTCACTCAGTGAATATTATAGAGATGGTGCAAATGTACCAGGTAATAATACCTCTGTACCTACTTCAGGTGCAATATCTCTGGGAAATTTCTACAGTGCAGTTAATGAAGTACAATATACATGTAGTTCTGATGTACAAGATCTAAATCTAGAAACTGCATTTACTAATAGTAACTGGACATCTACTGTACCTAAGAGATTAATAGTTA